CGAAGCCCTGCGCTGTAAGCGGCTGGCGTACGACCAACACCGGCAGCTCGCCGCGTACAGCGCAGGGCTTCGCCTGACCTTGCGCGAGGGGGCTAACCTGTTCGTCAGCCGGACGCATCCGGGGCACGTCCGCGCGCACGTATGGAGCGCGGACGAGATGCAAGAGGGATGGGAGATTTTCCGAGCAGCGCTGCACCTGTGGCGCTGCATGCACAAGCACTATCCGGGAGGTGAAGGGTGAGCGCAAAAGAACAGACGGGAATTGAAAGTCATCCGTGGCTCCGTGGATTCGGAGTCGACGGACTTTCCGAAGAAAACGATAAAATCGTTTTCCATATGCGCAGCGAGGCCCGTTGGATACAAATGACGATGGCGGGACGTGTCGATGAAAATCTGCGCGATTGACCCCGGCCCCACGCAGTCTGGTTGGTGCATGCTGGACGACGAGGCGATCGCTGCGGGCGTGTCCGACAACGCCGGGCTGCTCGCGTGGGTGCCGCACATCGTCTGCGATCGGTTCGCGATCGAGAACGTCGCGAGCTACGGCATGCCGGTCGGGGAGGAGGTCTTTGCGACCGTCAGGTGGATCGGTCGATTCCAGCAGGCATCACGCGATCCGGAATCGGTGCTGCTGATCCCCCGCAAGCGCGTGCTGCTGCACTTGTGCAACACGCCGCGGGCGAACGATGCCGCCGTCCGGCAGCGGTTGATCGACCTGTACGGCGGGAAGGAGCGCGCGATCGGCAGCAAGAAAGCGCCGGGGCCGCTCTACTCCGTCAAGTCCCACATGTGGGCAGCACTGGCCATGGCGATCACGGCAAAGGAGGATGGGTGAGCGTGCAGGATAATACAAACATAGAGGATGGTTTGGAAAGACGATTGCTACGCAAAATCGGGCGCACGACATGGAACGAAGTGGTAGCAGAAGCTATGCCGAATTCATTCGGTATGAGTTTGCAAATGAGGTGGCTTCTGAAATTCGTCGAAACTGTTGTCGTGGAGGCCACCGATGCGCAGCCGTGAGCTGGAGGACCGCTTGGAGGAGTGGGGGCGCGAGTACGGCGGATCGCGCTACGAGCTGCACGACATGGCGTCGCCGATCGCCTCGCTCGTAAAGTGGGGCGGACGTGCGCCACAGGGGCTCGGTCGCATCGTGCTGAACACGCCGGCCGACGAGGTGCAGACCGTGTACGAGGCGATGCAGAAGGACGGCCACCGCGTGCCGGCGCTCGTCCTCATGCTGGAGTACCAGAAGCCCGGCCAACCGCTGGAATCGAAGCTCTACCAGCTCCGGCGGATGGGGGAGAACTTGGGCAGGACGCGCTACTACTTCCACCTGCGCGTGGCGCGGGATCGGGTGGCGCGGTCGATCGGGTTGCAGACAGAGGAGGTGGAGGGATGAAGCGCGAGCTAAGTGAGTGGCCGTGGCAGTACTTGGATGGCAACGACGTTGGTGGCACCCGTAGGGTCAGGACGATAGCTCGATGGCCCGTATACGATGCAACAGACTGGGCGATTGCATGGCCCCTACTTGCCGGGCTTGCGACCCTGAAAATAGCCCTGCCCGCTTCCGCCGAAAGCGCCGTAGCCGCGACTTCCGTTGATGACGGGCTGGCCGCCGACGAGGAAGTTGGAGACGCCCTGTAGCGCGAACGCGCGAGAGTCGTTCTCGCGCGACTCCTTCAAGCTCTCGTGCTGCGGCTTGTCGTCCTCGTTCGTGTCCGGCTGGCTCCAGTCGGTGATCCCGAGTTCGGTGCCGATGTTGCCGCCGTCCGGAATGTCGGCCGGAGAGCCGTGGCCGAAGTTGCCGAATTGCGCGAGCGGGGAGTCGCCTTGCAAGTCCCAATTCGTGCGCGATCCCTGTCGCTCGCTGAACGACTGGTTGTTCTGCTGGAACATGTCCTGCAACCGACCCGCCTGATAGCGGCCGTACAGCCAGCCTCCGAGCGCGCCTGCGGCCATTCCGAGCGGACCCGCGGCGGCACCTGCGCGCGCACCCTGCGCGGCGTAGGAATCGCCTCCCACGCGGCTCAGCGGCCCATCCGTTAGCCAGCTCACGTCAGCGCGTCCGGTAGCCGGGGCGGAGCGAGTTCGGCGAGGGCGGACGAATCCGGCCTGCGCCCATCGCGCCCGCGTTCGTCCCCATGCTCGGGGCCGGCTGGCCCTGCACGGGCATCGTGGCCGGCGTCGGCGCCATGCCGGGCGACGTGGGGCCGAGGCGCGGGGCGTTGGGGTTCATCCGGTAGTTGGCGATGGCGCGCTGGCCCGGCGTCATACCGGGCGCCTGCGGAGGCTGCATGGTGGGCATGAGGGGCATGGCTTGGACTCCTGAGTCAGGGAACTGTTGCATGACGGACGATTGTGGCTGGGAGCTGGGGCTTACGTACGGGTTGGCGGTGACGACGTTCATTCGGTGTCTCCGAGCATCTTATCCAGCGCATCCGGCGAGAGCTTTTCCTGCCGCTCCTGCTCGCGCTTGCCGGCCGCGCGGTCGAGCTTGTCCGCATTCTCCTCCCGCAATAGTCCCGCTTCAATCGCGGCGTTGCGGTAGGTGTCGTCGAGGCGGGTGATGCGCTCGTACTCGGGCTTCTCCAAGTGCTCGCGCGCCCACGCGAGGAAGTCCCTGCGCTCGGCGGCGGACGGGGACACGCTGACGAGCGTCGGCTGGCGCGCACGGGCACTGGCCTTCATGCTGTTCCACGCCGCCTTCTGCTCGGCCGCGGTGTCGAGCGATTCGAGGTAGGCACGCGCAAGGCGCTTGGCCTCCTTCGCATCGCCCACGATCAGCGCGTCGTGGATGTCCTTGTTCACGGGCGTCATAGGCGTCGCGATGATGTCGGACGGCGCGCGGCGCTTGGCCTCGATGTTGCGATCGTCCGCGTACCGGCGCGTCATCTTCTTCGCGAACGCATAGTCGCGATCCGCACTGTCCGAGCCGGTCGCAAATCCCAGCAGGCGCTTGCCCGTTCGGTAGGCCGACACGTTTGCCGTGGCGAATTCTTCCAGCGCACGCTTGACGCCGGTTCCCTTCTGGTCGTAGAGCGTGAGGCCGAGGTTAGCGAGGCCGACGATCGGCGCGATGCCGGGTGGGTTCAGCGGGTTCTTCACGCGCTGGCGGTCCGCGATGTCCTGCCCGAGCTGGACATAGTTGGAGAAGAACCCGAGACCGCCGATCGCGAGATTGCCCACCCACGCGCGATGCGCGGCGAGGGTGATGGCGTCGCGGTACTTCTTGTCCTGCCACGCCTTCTCGATTTCGCTCGTCTCCGGCGCACTGCTCTGATAGCCGAACAGGTTTTGCCGCAGCGACAGGATCAGGCCGCCACCTACCGCTGCCGCGATCCAGTAGCGCAGGAGGTTGCCGAGCGTACGCGCATTCGGCGACGTGATGGACGGCTCCATCACGTTCTGCCAGTAGAACCGCGACATCTGAAGGCCGAACTTCTGATACTTCAGCAGGAACTTGCCGACCGGCGTGTTCGCGTAGACGGGCGTCTGCGTGAGGTTGTAGGAGAACTGCGCCTCGTTGACCGCCTTGCGATAGAACTTCTCCGTCTCGGCAGCATCGCCGCCCTTGAGCTTGGCCACGTCCGCGCCGGACTTGTCGAGCAAGCGCTGGTACTGCCGCGCCGCGCCGCTGCCAGGCTTCGCTTTCAATGCTTCGCGCAGCCATGCCTTGGCGGTCATGTACGCGTGCATGCGGTTGATCGACTCGGTGAGGTTGTAGCCTCCGACCGAGAGCGCGACCTTCGTCGCGTTGCTCGCGATCCGCGGCACGTCCATCACCTCGTTGTCATGCAAGAGGTCGAGGAAGTCGCCGCGCAGAATGCCGATGTCGTGCGCGTCCTTGATCGCCTTGGAGAGCTGGCGAAGGTCTGCCAGTCCGCGGATCATGTTCGATACGCCGAACGTGGACGCGTTCTGGAACAGGCCGCCGATCAGGTTCAGCGCCGAGGTCGCCGGGTTGCCGAGCTGCAAACCCGTCGCGATCGTATTCAAGGTCTGCGCGAAGCGGGCGAAGTCGTCCTTGCTGCGCACGTTGTAGACAAGCTTGCCGACGGCATCGATGTAGGCCTTGGTCCCCTCGTCCGTGGTCTTGCCCTTGAACACGTCGAACAGGTCCTTGTCGTACTCGCCGAGCTTCTGCCCGAACGCTTCAATCTGGCTCAGGCGCTCGGCCCAGCGCTTCGCGTAACGGACCGCCGCGTCCGTGCTGTAGTCGTAGAGTTCTTCCGGCAACGGCTCACCGCGCGCCTTCTCGATGCCGGCGAAGTAGTCGTTGGAGCTCGTGTCGTCGAAGTGATCGCGCAGGAACCGGCCGGCCTCCTCGTCCGTGTCGATGACGCCCTTGTCCTTGAGGATGCCGACCATCCGTTCCCACGCCGCCTTGTGCTTGCCGGGATCGCGCATCGCGTCCGCGTACTCGCGCTTCAACGTGCGCGGGAAGAAGTCCTTTGCGCGGCCGATCGGGCGGGACTTGCCGAGCTTGGGATCGAACACCTTGACGCCAACGCGCTGATTCTCGGCGCCCGAGTGCTCGGCGAAGCCGCGCCACGCGTCCACCATCTTCTGCGCGCCGGGCGTGAGCTTGGGCGGCGTACGGCCGTTCTGGATCGCAGCTTGGTACTCGGCGAACGCATCGCGATCGGCCTTTCGCTGGCGCTTCAATGGATCGCTCAGCGTACGATTGTCGGCAAAGGCTTCCCGCAGGAACTTCGACGCCTCGCCTTCGCGGCGCTGCATCGTGTCGTAGTGCCGTTCCACCGCCTCGCCGAGCGGGCGGAACTCGGGCGAGCGCTTGAGCACGTCGACGGCCGAATCCCAGATGCCGCGCACCTTGGCGATTTCGCCGGGGCGGGACGGCAGGCGGGGGTTGCCGCCCTCTCCGCTTGGCGGCAGGCGCCCGGAGGGCGGTTCTACTCGTCCGCCGCCTTCGGCTGGAATTGGGCGAGCGGGCGGTGCTCCTTCTCCGCCTGCACGTAGTCGTTCAGGGATGGAGCGCCCTTCGGGCGGCGGGAATTGAACGTCGCCGCTGCGATCCGTTCGGCTTCCTTGCGGGACTTCCCTTGCGACAGCAGGCGGTCGCGTATCGCTTCGTACTGTGCGGGCATGGGCGCTCCTCAGCCGTGGCGGCAGGGCTTGTGCGGACTCGAAAGGAATCGTGCTGGTGTCGATCGGACCCGGTAGCGGACCGCGATCCTCGTTCTGCGCGGCATGGAGCTCGTCGAGCCTGTTGCGCGTGGCGTTCACCCGCGCCTGCGCAAGGCGAGGCGGCAGGTTGTCGCCGTGGGACAGGATCGTCCAGTCGTCCTTGCCGATGCCGCGCTGGACGATCACCTGCCCCGGACGGGCGACCGTATCCACGGCATCGACACCGACCAACGGGCGCACCTCGCCGTTCGGCTCGATCAGCGCACGCGTCTGCCCGGCCGCCTTCTCGTCCGCAATGCGGTGCTGCGCTTCCAGACTCGCCGCGCTCTCGCCGCTGGCGTTGTTCTCGAACGTCGCATCCGGTTCCGTGGGCTGGCGCTGGCGCTCGAACGCGGCCAACTCCTCGGGCGTCGCTTCGGCCGTCGGCGTCTCTTGTTGCTGGAGGCGCGCACGGAATTCCTCCGGCACATCCTCCGGCGATAGCTCCGATACCTCTACGGCTTCACCGGAGGGCGCTGGAGCGGCTTCGGGGATTTCGGCACGAGGCGCAAGGACCGCTTCCGGTGCGGGCGCAGGAGCGCTCTCCGTGCCCCGAACAGCGATTCCAGTTTCGCCCGGAACGGATTCGGCTGCTTCGGCTGGCACCACCTCGGCAGCGGGTCGCTCGGGAACAGCAGGCGGACGGGGCTGTTCGGCAACGGCTCGGGACAGGATTTCATCGGCGGTCGCGCTCCCTTGCGCTTCGGGGCCCAGGTCGCCGGTCAAGGCCAGCTCGCGCCCCTCCCGGCTACCGTTCATCACCGCGCGCGCTTCTGGCGACAGGAGGTCGTCGAGGCTTTTCGCGAGGCGGGATTCAGGGATGTAGCCGGCGAGCAGGTGCCCGACGCCGGAGGCGAACGCCTCGCCACGCGGTGACTGCGCTCGCATCGTTTCGGGGTTGAACTCGACCGCTTCGGCCTGCTTGCCGAGCAACGCGCGCACGGGGTCCACCTTGGGCGCGCCGAATGTCTCGGCCAACTTGGTGGTAATGCCGGCCGGCGTGCCGTAGTCGTAGGCGATTTGCGCCATGCCGGTCACGTCGCCCGCGACCGTACGGCCGAACACGGCCGGATCGGACACGAGCTGGCGCGGATCGTCGGGCGCGACCTCGTAGTCACCGCCCTGCAAGATCGCCTGCGCGCCGGTCGCCATCTGGTCGCCGATCTGGCGTGCGCTCGCCTTCATGCGCTCCCACGCGCTCGGCTGGAACTGCGCAAGCGGCGCAGACGCGGAGCCGGACTGGACGTTGCCGAAGTCGGGCGGCTGCTCCGTGAACTGCGACCAGTCCACATCCTCCGGTGTCGCCGGCGCTGCTTCCGGCGGAGGCTCGGTGGTGAATTGGGACCAATCGACTTCGGGGGCCATGTCCGCTTATTCCTGCCCGAAACGGGCCTCCCACTCACGCATGGCATCGTCCGTCCTGCGTGCAGCCTCGGCGGCGCTCATCGGCTCACCTTCCTGCATCGCACGGGGATGGTGGGAGATTCCGAGGATCGACCCGTAGAGCATCGTCCACGCGAGCGCACGGTCGTTCATGCAGGCACCGGTACGCCGTTGCGTACGATGTACTTCTGGCCGTTCTTGTAGACCACCGTTCCATCCGGCGGCGCGCGATTCGGAGCGGGCGCAGCTTGCGGCTTGGCCTGCGGCTGGAATTGCGACATCGGACGTTGCTCGCTCGGATCGACGAATACGGGTTGCACCTTGCCGCGCGGAGGGCCGATCGCATCGCCATCGCCGGGCTTACCCTGCCGCGGGCGCCATGCCGTGGTGTCCAGTGGGTTTCCTTCCTCGTCCGTGACGGGCTTGAACACGCCATCCGTCACGGTGCCATAGACAGCAGAGCCGTCCTGATTGACCTTACGGACGAGCTTGCCTGCGCCCACTTTCGTGCGCGTGTTTTCCAGTCGTTCGCGCTCCAACCCGAGACGGGTAATTTGATTCTCACGCTTGGCGGTATCCGCTTCGCGGCGCAGACCTTCGGATTCCACGTTGTGACGCTGCGCCTCGTCCAACTTCTCGAAATTGATGTCCGGCGCCTCGCCGACGTTCGCCCACGCGCCTTGATCGCCGTTGAGGCGCCATTCCTCGGTGCGTACGATCGGCTTTCCGGCCGTGTCCGTGGTGTTGACCTTGCGCGTCTCGGGCGGACGGATCGACATCAAGAAGCGCTGCTTCGCCTTCTCGTCCTCCATCTGCTGCTGGCGCATGAGCTCGTAGCGCTGCTGCCAGCGTTCCTCGTCCTGCGCGTCCTTCTGCTGCTGGCCGATGTAGTTCGCGCCGCCTGCGATGGCGGCCCAGATATCGCCGCTCACGGGACACCTCCCGGCGGCGCCTGCTGCGGCTGGAACTGGCTCATCGGCGCCTGCTGCGCGTCCTCGGCACCTTCCTGCGGCTGCTCCTGCTGCATGCTGTCGAGCTGGGTGAGGATGCGGCCCATGAAGTCCTGCCGCCCCTCGGGGCTGTCCATGCCGGGCATGCCCATCGCCTGCATCGTCGAGGCGAGCCAACCGCAGATAATCAGCGCGACCTTGTCGTGCTCGTCGTCCGTCAGCGGCCCGAGCTTGGTTTCGAGGCTGTCGATCAGCTTCCCGACGAACAGCGCCAGCGCATGCGCGGGATCGTTCGCCGCGCCGAGCATCTTGCGAATCATCGCCGCGGTCTCGTCGCGCAGATACACCTTGCGCGCGGCGGCGAGGTAGGTCTTGATCTTGGCCGGATACTCCTCGGGGATGTAGCCGACCATTTGCGAGGGATCGCCGCCATCCGGCGCGCTGCCCTGCTCGGGTGCCTGCTTGGGCATCGGTTGCTGCATGTCAGCCATACCCACCTCCGAATTGCGACAAGGGTACCGCATTCGCGTTCACGGGCTGGCCCGTGCGCGGATCGACAATCGCCGCCTGTCCGTTCGCTTGCGTGCGGGCGAGGTTGGACGTGTCGATCGACGTGGGCGCAGGCGGGGCGCCCCACGCGCCGTTGTCGCCCACGCTGTTGGGGGGAGCCGCGTCGCGGAAGCCCGCAATCGCGTTCTCCTTGTAGTTCAGGTCGAACTGCTTGTCCTGCAACTGCCACGCGCGGGCCTGTTCCTGCAACCACTGGCGCTGCTGGAAGTCCAGATTCGAGAGGTCGCGCTGGCTTTCGTAGGACATTTTGTCCTTGTCCTTGTTCTGCGCACTCTGCGAACGGGACGACGCGTAGGCGCCGACGACAGCGACGGCGAGTCCAATCCAACCGCCCTGGCGGCGTGGTCCGTTGAAGGGCTTCACGGGACGGCTCACGGCGTACCTCCTGCGGGCAGCGCGTAGCCCGGTCGCGGGTTCGTGTCGGGCGCGGCTGTGCCCGGCTCCTGATATTCTGGGAACAAGTTCGACAGCATGTCGTCGATGTTCGACGAATAGGTGTTGAAGAAGCCCATCACACCTTGCGGATCGCGCCAGATCGACGGATCGGAAAAGGCCGCTTGAAGGAGTGTGTTGAAAGTGGCCGAACGCTGGTTCGCCCGTGCGGCGGCGCGCTGGTCCGCCAGCTCCCACTCGCGGTTCTGTTGACGGTTCTGCTGGTTGATGTCGAACTGGCGGGCCTGCTCGATCAAGGCATCGTGTTGTGCGCGCGCACCGATGCCAGCGACCTGCACGGACGTCTGGTTGCCCATCCGTTCGATGTTCTGCTGGTTCAGCGCCTCCTGATTGCGGTCGCGCACGTCCGCGTACTGGCCCGCGTCGAACTGCGCGATCGGCATCATCTGGTCGTACGCGGCGCGTGTGGCCGCGTCGCTGTAGAGACTGCCCGAGAGGCCGGCGCCACGGGCTGCCGCGAACGCGCGGGCGTTCTGTTGCGCGTTCTGCACGAGCGGATTGTCGCTGCGCATGAGGTTGCCAAGCTGGTTGCTCAGCAGTTCGTTGTTGCCGACGCTCGTCAGCGCAACACCGGTCGGGGTCTGCGAAATGCCGTTCACCATTGGCGCATTGACGTTGAATTGCGAGAGGGGCGGTGCGGTAGGCATGGACGGTCCTTTACGTCTTGTCCGTGGTCAACGGATTGGACGTGGTAAGCGAGATGTGCGTGATACGGACCGGCACCAACGCCGGGTTCAGCAGCGCGGGCTTCTGCGTGCCGTCGATCAGGAGCTTCAGCATGCGCCCTTCCGCCTGCGTGTCGAACTTCAGATACCGCTGCGGCACGGGGATGTAGGCGCGGTACTCGATGAGGGGAAGGATTTGGGTTTCCGAGCGGACATCCGGGTCGTCGGACTTGATGACTTCCTCGAAGAAGGTGAAGTCGATGATGGGCGCGTCGAACTTCACGCGCGTGTAGAGCGTCAACTGGCTGCCGCCGTACGCGTTGACGAACACCGTCGCGGACTGCCATTGGTTGTCGATCGTCGGATAGGCCGGATAGATCGCCGCCAGCTCCATGAAGCAGGGCATGTACGACGCCACATCGTCCGCGTAACCGCTGTCGATCTTGACGACGTACGGGAAGTACGGCGTGATGCCCGTCGTCACAACCGTACTGTTCTGGTTCTCGAACGAGGCGAGGATGACTTCCTTGCCGTCCGACAGCGTGCCGCTGTAAATGTGCCGGATCACGCCCGCGTTGGTCGGGAACGTGTTCGGCACCGTACCCGTTGTCATCGAGTTGGGCCGCTCCACGCGCTGGAACGTCGACACCGGCTGGTCGCCCGCGTCGAACATCGTGAGCGTGTACACATAGCCGTCGGCGAAGTAGAGGCGATACTGGCGCTTGTTGCGCACGCCGATCGCATACAGCGCGCGCGAGGGGCGCGAGCCGATCGAGAGGTCCGCTTGCAGTCGGCCTTGCAGCCAGAGCTGTGCAGCAGCGCTCAAGGGCAGCGTCTCGAAGTCGCCGTAGGCGTTGACCGTCCGCACCGTCTCGACGCCGCGGTAGCTCGTCCACACCGCCTGCCCCACGAGGTTCACCAGCGTGTACTCGATGCAGTTGATCGCGGGCGAAATCATCATCGGCGTATAGCCAGAGCCACCGCCTGCCGTGGTAGGGCTGTTACCCTGCAATCCGCGCGTGGATCGATCTGTCCAGACACCGAGCGTCTGGCCGTTCAAGGTCAGCATGCCGGTGATCGGCTCGCCGAAGTTGTACACCGCCGCACCGATCGCACCGACGACCGTCAAGGGCTTACCCGTTGCCGTGTTGACGACAGCGCCTGCAGCGAAGCCGAGATGCAAATAACCGAGGTGCGCCGCGAGGTGGCGCGGGTTGTCCGAGGCGACCGGGCGGCCGGTGCGGATGCGCACGGTGAACGTGCCATCCCACATCGTGGCGTACTCGGCGCCGTTCGCGATGTAGGCGGCGCGTCCTTCCGGCACGTCCCAGAAGTTCGCGTCGATGACCTCGTAGCGCGAGATGTTCGCGTCGATCGCTGCGCCCGGCGGGAAGGTCGAGGGATAGTCCTCGGCACCCACGTACGCCAGCAGCGTGCCCGTCGCGGCGTTCGTTGCGGGATTCGAGGGTCCGGTGCGGATTTCGTCGCCGGCTTTCAGACGCCGAATCTTGCCGGCTGCCGTGCCTTCGTATTCGTTGGTACCGATGACGACCGTGAGGACGCCGACCGCGTCCTTGACGACAAACGAAGCATCGCCCGTGTCGACGCAGTAGTGGATGATGTTCGCCGCAACGTCCTGCGCGGGCGCCGCGACGATCGTCGGGTCGCGAATCCAGACCGTGCGCGTGGTGGGCGTGTAGTAGACCGTGATCGCGTACGCGTCGACCTGCACGGCCGATGCGATGGTGCCGTTCAACTTCCGCCACCGCACTGCAACACCAAAGGACGGGTCCTTGATGATCGTGGTGGTAAGCTGCTCGCCCCACGCATCGGTCGATCCGCCGTAGGTGCGATCGGTGAGCGCGCCGGGGACGATGAAGCCATTCGCCTTGTTCTGCGATCCGATGCCGTTCGGGAAGGCGCTCGACGTGAGGCGCACTTCGCTATCGATCCACCCGTTCGTGCCGGCCGCATTGCCGTCCGCGCGCAGGCGCACGACGACACCGAGGATCGTACTGTCGTCCGGGATGGACGCGAAGTTGAAGGTCTTGCCCGTGAGGAAGGACGTGACCTGACCCGCGGCCGCCGAGCTGGTCCACGTCGCTACCGCGCCGTCCTGCACGAGGATGTTGTTCGGGTTGACCCAGCCGCCCGGCGTCGCGGCGACCGTCGGGAACACCTCGCCCGTGTTGACGGGATCGAGCAATTGGATATTGGCGGTCAAGCCCTGCCGGCTGTATTCGTAGATCGAGTAGTCGAGCTGGCCCTTCGGTCCGAACCCGGCCGGCGAGCCGGTGGAACTCAGGTAGTACGGGAGTTCGCGCGTGATGCGCGGACGCGTCCACGTCGGCGGACTCGGCACCTGCCACTTCGGCGGGTCGATGATCTGCGCGCCGTAGGCCTTGGCGTAGGACTGGTTCTTTACGTACTGCTCGTACGTCTGGTACAGCAGCGCGCGTGTGTTGTTCGGATCGGCGCTAAGGGCTGAGGTCGTGCCGAACCGGCAGACGCGCGCGAGCAGCAGCGTCGTCCCGTCGGCCGAATAGAGGTCGAGGAACGCATTGGTCGCCGGGAAGGCTTGCCCCAGCGGGTAGTCGTAGACGACGAACTGCCCGGCCGCATCCGCACTCGTCCAGTCGCCGGAGTTGAGCTTGACGGACAGAATCTTGCCGACCATGTTGCCCGTCGCATTCTCGACGAGGACATGGCCCTCCAGCGGATAGGGCGTACCCATGCCGGCGGTGAAGGTGTACGTCACGCAATCGTGGATCGCGTAGGAGTTGTTGCCGAACGTGAACTCGGCATCGATCGGGCTTTCGTTCCGGCCCGGCACCTTGCCCACCGAGGCCGAGTGCGCGAGCTGAATCACGTTCTTGATGTTGTCGTACCACGGGATCGTGATGTCCGACACGTTCATGAGCACGGGCGGCGTCGTGAGAACCGACACCTGTGCGCCCGAGGACACCCCCGTGATGACCGTCGCATTCGGATAGGCCGTGACGTCCGTCCAGTCCGTGAAGGTCTGGATGGGGTAGGCCAGCGCCAGCGCGCTCGGGAAGCTGCCGGTCGGTGCTGCGTCGCCGATGAAGATCGCATTCAGCGTCGGGCGGCCGGCGGAGAAGATCGTCACCTGCTCGCCGTAGATGAAAGCGCCGGTCTTGTTGGCCGAGTTGTAGAAGCAGATGACTGCATCGTCGATTTCCGGCCCCGACACGCGCCCATCGTAGCGCGTCCAGCCGAGTCGGCGCACGAGGCCGGCACCTTGGTCCTTCTCGAAGTTGAGGCAGTTGGTGAGCGACCCCTTCGGCGAATTGATCGACGAGGTGCGAAGGTCGACGCCGCCTTCGATGGACACCAAGGTTTCAGGCATAGCAGGTGTCCACCTGAACGCGCGGCAGGAAACGGGCTTTCAGGCGGTCCATGTAGCGATTGCACTCGGCGATCGAGGCTTGCAGCAGGGGACCTGTGTTCATGCGCGACTCGCAGATCATGCGGATCGCGATCCACGCAATCGCCTCATGGTACATCGGCGGCAGGATCGGCACGTCGGTGCCGGCGCTCAAGATCTGGTTCTTGATGCGGTAATCGAACTTGATTTTCCAATTGCTACCGGACGGCGCGAGGGCGGGCGTGGGGTCCAGCTCCAGCGTCAGGCTCGGCTGCTCGGTGAGGAAGTTCGGCTGTGCGGCCGCTGGGCGCGGCAGGCGGTCGCGAAAGCCGCGCCAGTCGATGTACTCGACGAACGGATAGACGTAGTCCTGTTCGAACGAGGCGCCGCCGTCGTAGAGCAGGAAGTAAGGCTGATTGTTCTCGGCCCAAAACGGGATGAAGCTGTAGTAGTCCGCGATCTGCACCTGAATCTGCGCTTGCGTGTAGGTGCGCTGGCCGGACGTAAGTTGCAGGACGCCTTGCTTGCGCATGAAGTCCCACGAGGGATGCTCGTTCTGCAACCACTCCCACGCACGCGGGATCGCGTCCGCGATGTCCAACGCCACCTGATCGCTTGTTGCGGCAGGCGGGATGGCCGTCGGCTGCGAACCGCCGGCCGCGTTGCCCGAACGCAGGTACCGATGCGCGTACTGGCAGAGTTGCAGGTACGTCATCGCGGCCATGTCAGCCAGTCGCCTCCAGGTCGTACTGCTCGTCGCGCATGATGTCCTCGATGTCGCCGCCGAGCGCCATCGCGATCTTGAGGCGGATGTCGTGGTTGGTCATGTCGCGGAAGGCGAACATCGGCATCTGCTCGAACAGGATGTTATGGATGCCGATCAGCGCGGAACGGGTCTTGTTCTTGAAGCACTCCGTCGCCTTCGCCTCGCGGGTGAAGAAGTCGAAGTAGCTCGTCGGAAGGTTCTCCGTGCCCGGCACGTCGCCGTGGTCGATGAACGGGATCGTGTCCTTGACGGTCGGGGTAATGATCTTCGTGACCTTGCCCTTGCCGTCGCGCTCGTAGCGGGACACCGCATCCGATCCGTCGTCGCGAAGCTGCGTGTTGCGCATGCTCTCGTAGTACGGCCACGGCATGTCCACCGGTACGCCCACCGGCACGTTCCAGATGAGGCCGTTCCAGCCCACCGGCTGGCAGTAGGCTTCCTGCGTATCGGTGCGGCGCTGGAGTGTCACGCGACGCATGCGGCCGCCCCACTTGCCCGTGGTGCCGAGGTTCGGGATGCCCTTGGCCTTGACGGGCGTCGGCTCGCCTTCCGGCTGCGGCGGCTGCATCGTCGCCACGCGCGGCTCGCTGCGCTGCTCCCGCGAACCCTGCACGACGGCGCGAAGTTCCTCGTCCGTGAAGGACTCCGCCGGCGCGGTGCCAAGGAGGAGCGTATGTGCGTCCACGAGTTCCGCGCGGGTCGCGTCGATGAAGTTGTTCTTCAAGAGGTTGCCGATGGATCGCTTGCCGGCCATGTGAATCTCCTAAGAAAAAGGGCCGCAGGGATGAGCTGCGGCCCGGAAGGGAAAGCCCGAAGCGGGTCGCTTACGGGGCCGTCACGTAGTACTGGACGTAACCGTCCACGAGGCGGAGCGTGGTCGAGGTGCCGGCCGCCGCGACGAGCTGGAGCGTGTCGTTGGCGAGCAGGACGGGACCCGCCAGCACCGTGGCGATGGCCACGTCCAGCGTGGTCGCGCTCTGGAGCGTGGTCAGGGCCGAGCCGAAGGCGGTCGCGCTGCCGGTCGTGCCGAAGTTGACCGTCACCGAGCCGCCGACGTCACCCGCCGAGCGCAGGACGACGCGCGCGAATCGGATGCCGGCGAACTGCGGCGAGGTGGTCGGGAACGCGGCCGCGAAGTCGATCAGCTTGAACACATCGGCCGTGGTGAAACCAACCGGGATGTTCCCGCGGAAGTAGCTCGTGTAGAGGATGCCCGCCTTGTCGCACGGCGGGTAGAGCGCCTCGTACAGGGTCGAGCGCAGGGGGTTCTGCTTGTAGGTGTTGTCGGCGTAGTAGGTGGCCATGATGTTCTCCTTACGGCGTCAGCGTGGCGCCGGTGTACAGACGCCAGCCCCAGTCGTTGGTGATGATGTAGGCCGCGTCCCACCACGTGCAGACGAGGTCCGCGTAGGCGTTCGTCGGATCGTACTTGTCCGGCTGGTCGAGGAGCTGCGTCTCCAGATTGCCGCCGCCTTCCTTGCCCGAACCGCCGAGCTTGACGGTGCGAATCGTGTTCTTCGCCATGAGGATGTTCTGATAGACATCCGCCACGCCCGCGGTGTTGATGAGCGTGGTCGAGGACGCACCGGAACCCGTGAGGATCGGCGCTTCCTGCGTGAGGTAGAACTCGATGTTCAGCCAGTTGCCGAAGTGGGTCTTGTGCTTGGGCTTGCCGCTCGGGAGGCTGATCGACGGCTGGAAGCCCGGCAGTGCGCGGATGTCCGGCTGGAGGTCGGTGTGGCCGAGGAACACCAGCGAGGCTTCGACCGGATTCGTGCCTTCCTTGTTCGTGCCGCCCTGCCCGACCGAGACATAGCTACCCTTCGCCTTGAGGATGGCGCGGGTCAGCATCTGGAGGCGGGAGGCCGTGACCGGACCGTTCACCTGGTTGATGGCGCCGACGGCGACCGAGTTGTAGGCGATGTTCGGGAGGGTGAGGAGCGCATTCCAGCGCACGCGTTCGCGGTCGAGGATGACGAGTTTCGCCATTTCGCTGCGGGCGCCCTTGAGGGCCGGGAACGGGGTGAGCTTGAGCGTCTGCCGGGAGATTTGGAACATCTCCGAGTAGCGGAACATCTGGACCGTGAAGTCCTCGTAAATCTGCGTGCGCGCTTCCTTGCTCGTGCCTTCCGGCGCGGGGGTCGCGTCCGGGGCCGGCGTCAGGTAGCGACGGCTGGCGAGGAACGCGTTGGAGTTCGGCGGGAGCGTGTCGACGTCCGCGAACTCGTCGATGACCTGAAAGGTGTCGGCGGACTCCAGCAGGTCCTTGTTGATGAAGTATTGCGGGTTGACAGAACCGTTGGGAACGTTCTGCTGTGCATAGGTAGTGAGGGCCATGATGGCGTTTCCTTAAGCGGTGTTTCGCTTCCACTCGTCGTAGCCGCCGCCTGCGATCGCATCCGCGTACGGATCGCCGCTCGGCGTCCACACCGCGTTGCCCGTCGTGCGGGCGCCTCCGGTGCGTGGCGTGGTGTCTCTCAAGGCTTCCTGTCGGCGCTGGGTGAGGTCCGGCGTGGAAGGGGCGGCCGTACTCGGGTTGTCCAGCGCAAACACTTCGCGGTTGAATCGGGCAATCACGCCACCGACCACGCGGGGCGACGGATGGCGCAGGGTGTCCCACAGGTAGCTCGCCTCGTCCGGGTCGTGACCGTTGACCCATGCGGCGAACTCGGGATGCCACTGTCGCTTGTCGTCCGGAATGCGGTTGCCGTGCTCGTCCTCGATCCCGCAAATCTGACGCCAGTTGTCGCCTGCGACTTCACCGATCGTGTCGAATGCTTCGTGCATCCGCCGTTCGGCGCGCTCCGACTCGATCGCGGCGTAGCCGCTGCGCAATTCCTGCACGGTCTCGCGCAAGGACTGCAATTCCCGCTGCATCGGATCGATGCCACGGGCCAGATCGTCTCGGAAGGCTTGGATTCGCTGGTCGATCGCTGCAGCGTCGTCGGGATATGCCTTGACGTGCTGTTCCCACTTGTCGAGCTGCGCCTGCGCGGCCTGTCGATCCGCTCCTTGGGGGATCGCCGCCGTGGCAGCACGAGCATCGGCAAGATTGTCGGCGCGGGCTTGTGCCGGGGCCGGGGTCTGACGAGCGGGAAGGGAGGCTGGGTTCCCGTTTCTGTAACGATGAAGCTGTCCGTTCGTCCGGATGTACCGCTCTTTGAAATCGGCGGCCTCGGACTGCAATCGGCGAAAATGATTCTGAACCGCAGGGTCCAGTTTGTCAAACCCATCGAACGGTAGCCGTTCCGCCGCCTGTGCGGTCGCAGGAGCGCCGTCCGCCGGCTTGGTAGCGAAGGTGCCGTCCGGATTGCGCGGCTGTCCTGCGGCGTCCTGTGCGGCCTGCACGGGTTCCGCAGCGGCAGGCTCGGGCGCCGTAGCAGGCGCGGCCTCGGCCGGCCTGGCCGGCGACGGTTCGTCGGCCTCTTTCCATGCCTTGTAGCCGTCGCCGGCAATGGCGTCCGCATAGGGGTCGTGTTCGGTGTTCATGCGTTATCCCTCATCGGGTAGTTTCCGAAGCTGTCGGTCGATCGAAAGCCATTCGCTGCATGCAACGGCCTTCGCCTTGTTCACAAGGTCGGACTCGCGCGAGTTGGCCAGCGCCATGACCGCCTCCACATGATCCGCGCGCATGTCCTGTGCGTGCTGGAGCACCGCCTGCCACGTCGTGCTGTCGAGCTGGATACGCTGGCGTAGTTCGTCGATGGTCATGGGGTCAGTCGAATCGGCTGTGGGGGTCGGATGGCTTGTTATGCTCCGCCATCACCTGCTGCGTAGCACTCATCTTCGCGTCGAGCACCGCCTTGAAACGCTGGGTGTCGTCCGAACGGGCGGCCTTGTCGGCCTCGACAGCGAGCGCCGCCATGTCCAGCTCGCGGCTGGTGGCGGCCTCGATCAAGGCCACCTTCATGCGGTACTGCTCGACCGTGATGTCGCCTTGGATGCGCAGCGCCAGATTCTGCTGCTCGGCGACCATCTGCATCTGTGCGATGCGCTCCTTGCTCTGGAGTTCGGCCAGCTTGTTCGGGTCGCCCTGCTGCTGTTGCTGCTGGATCGCGGCCTGATTGGCCATCGCCTTGTCGCGCGGGAGGACGATCGCATCCTTGTTGTTCAGCCCGTCGATGAGGGCGACGAACGCGCTGAACTCCTCGTACGGGTCCGAGAATCCGGCGTACTTCGGGTTGCTCGATACGTTCATCAGGATTTGCAGGTGCTGCA